ATATACTCTTAATAATTCAGACACATGGAATGTTCCTATAGTAAATAGTAATACACTTATTATTTTTAACAGTTTATTAAATCACGAAATACTTCCCAATAAATCAAAGCAAACCCGTTATTCAATTGCGTTTAATATTTTTCCTAAAGGTTTTATTGGAGAAAAAAGTTCAGATAGTTCAATACAACTATGATTATTAACACTATTTTTCCCACTACCATAGGTGCATCCCATTGTCCTTTTATAAATGAAATTCAAGAACCTTATAAAAAAATAATAAAAAATTTTAAATATGAAGATACTGGTTTTTGTAGAGAAAGAATTCATTTAAACAAGAAATTTAAAAGATTAAATGAATGGATAAATAAACAAGTACAAGAATATGCTAAGATTCATTTATATAAAGAAAAATATAATTGCAAAGAATCTTGGTTATTAGATTATCCATTAGGAGGAGGGCAATCTTTTCATAGACATCCTGGTTTTGTTTTTTCGGTTGTATTCTTTTTAGAAGGTTATGAAGAGGACACTAATTTAAATTTTGAAAACCCAGTTGTGGATATGCTTAATCCATTAAAAAGAACAGCTCACGATGATGCTTTAGATAATATCGAATACAATGAACTTACTTACTCACAAGTTTCATACGCCCCTAAAACAGGTAGAGTGCTTATATGGAGAAGTCATGTACCACACGGATGTTATAACAAACAATTAGAATGTAAGAGAATAGTCTTTGTCTACAATTATGCTTAAAATATACGATGGTAAATTTGATAAAAGATTTACAAGTGAGCTAGCTTCTAAATTAATTGAGAATCCTTGGTCAGCTACTAATGTAGCTAACAGATATTCGTGGCCGTATCGAGAAACAGGAAGCCATAGATTACTTGGTCAAATATATTTTAATAATGGAATTGTTAATTCTAAAATAAATGATGAGAAACTTACTCAAACTTTAATTAACGCTTTTGAACATATTCAAGGAATTTGTAAAAAGAAAATGAAGCTTGTAGAGATATGTTCTAATTTACAGTTTAAAGGAATGGATGGAACTTTGCATAAAGATGGTACTAAAGATCAATATGCTTTTATTTTAATGTTGTGTAATGAGGAAGTAGAAAATATTGGAGGAGAGTTTATACATATTAAACGAAAGATTCCTTTTAAACATGGAAGATTAATTCAAATTACAGCTGATGATTCTCATAAAGCTTTAAGTTTTAAAAAACCTCATATAGCTAGGCTGTCGGTAAAATGGGTAGGAAAATTTAAATGATATATATTCTAGAAGATTTTATGTTACCAGAAGATGCAAAGACTTTAATAAAATTTTACGATAAGAATATTCATCTTTGTGATGACAATAGAGAATTTCATAGAGCTCGTAATATTCATTACCACGATATATCTGATGCAAGCATTCAATCTTTATTGAAATATTATGAACATAAAAATGTTTTCTTTATTGATCATCATTTTAAAGTAAAGACCAAAGCTTTTAGCGATCTTCGTTTAGTGCGATGGAAAAAAGGAGAGACCATGGGACTTCATAGAGACCGTAATGAAGAGCTTGAAGATCTTATGCATTACTCTTCACTATGTTATTTAAATGATGACTACGAAGGAGGGGAACTATTCTTCGAGACAGGTGAAAGTTTTAAAATGAAAGCATTAAGCTGTATTATTTTTCCCAGTGGTAAACCGTACGGTCACGGGGTTAAAAAAATTATTAAAGGAAAGCGATATACCATACCATCTTGGTATAGATTAATATGAATATTTATAAGGTACCGGATCATCAAAACCATAAACAAAAATTATTAGATTTAATTGCTAGTATTCCAAAAACATCGTTAAGAGAATATGGAAAAGTTGATAAGATTAGCCATACTGATTGGAGTCTTACTGGAAAACAAGAATATTGGAAATATTTTACAAACAATATTCTTAAATCTTTTGGAAATTATTTCTGTAATACTTTTAAAAGTAATTCATTTAAAATAACCAATGGTTGGTTTCAACAGTATCAACGTCATGATACTCATGGCTGGCACATTCATGATAATGTATTATACTCCTGTGTTTATTATTTAGAAATGCCTATCAATGCTATGAGAACAGAATTTAAAAATCCTAAAAGCGGTAAGATTGAAACCTTTAAAGTAAAAGAAGGGGATATTTTAACTTTTAATTCTAAGATTCAACATCGTTCAAAATCTTTTAAAAATAATAAAAGAAAAACTGTAATTGCTTTTAACATAAAATGAAAAATTTTATTCTTACATCTGCCATTAAACCTTCTATTTGTGATCGTCTCATAGATCTTTATGAATCAGGATTAAACACACTTGGTCAACCTAAGGTTAGTGGAGGAATGTTAGATGATCATATAGACTTTAAAAAAAAGAAATGTAAAGAGTCTTTTTATGATGCTACTTCATTAGTATTTTATTTAAAAGAACTTAAAAAAATTTTAAATAAATATAAAAAAGAATACCCTTGGTGTGGTGTAGCATGTCCATGGGCACTTTATCGTGTTGTTAAAATTCAAAAGTATTTACCTGGAGAGGCTTACTTTAAAACTCATTATGAGAATGAGGGAGATTCTGAAAGTATTAAACGACATTTAACTTTTATGACTTATCTCAATACTGTTAAAGAAGGGGGCGAAACAGAATGGCCGTCTCAACAAATAAAAATTAAACCTAAAAAAGGTTCAACAGTTATTTGGCCGGCTTATTTCACACATCCTCATCATGGTATCCCTGCACCTAAAGAAACTAAATATATTATTACAGGTTGGTATTATTATGAGTAAGAAACTAATCTTTATAGGAAAAGGAAATGCTGGATGCTTTGGGGCACTTCATTTTTCTACTTATACTGATTGTGAAATTGAATTAATTTACGATCCTAATTTACCAGAAGAAAGAGTGGGACAAGCTACAGTATTAGAAGCTCCTCAGTTATTGTGGAAAGGATTAGGAATGGATTGGTACCACAACTCTATTAAAGCTACTCCTAAACTAGGAATTTTATATGAGAATTGGGGAAAGAAAAAAGAACCTTTCTTTCATCCTTTTAATTTCGATGCAACCGCTGTTCATTACGCACCTAAAAAACTTCAAGAAGCTGTTTTAAAATCAGGAAGGTTTAAAGTTAAAGAAGGTTCTGTTGGAGACCCTAATGATTTAGATGCAGATTTTATATTTGATTGTAGGGGAAAACTTCCTAACCAACCACATGAATATGATACTCTAACCAACCCATTAAACGCAGTTATTTTAGGACAAGGAAATAGTAGAGATCCTAAACAGATGTGGACTAGGGCTGTCGCTACTCCAGATGGATGGGCTTTTGTTATTCCCAACACCACAGACACCACTTCATATGGATATATGTATAATCACACTATTACTTCTACTAAACAAGCTATGAAAAATTTTAAGAAGTTATTTAATTTGGCTAAACAAGGGGTGTATTTAAATGAGAAAGCGGATAGCTTTAAGTTTAAAAATTATATAGCTAAAAATCCTATTAGAGATAGAGTAATACTTTCAGGTAATCGATTCTTCTTTTTAGAGCCCTTAGAATCTACAGCTGTTCAAGCTTATCTTCAATGGTATCGTCTTTGTTATGACCACATCCTTTTTAACAAACCCAAACAAGAAATTATTGAATCATTTAGAAAATACGTCTATCAAATAGAACAATTTATCTTATGGCATTATCTTGCAGGATCTAAATATGATACTCCGTTCTGGAAACATTGTACAGATACGTACAAGATTACTGATCCTGATTTTGAGATGCTCTTAGAATTCGCTAAATCCCAAAGTTATTTTGATCTACGTAATAAAGACTGGCTATCTTATGGACAATTTCATCCTATTAGTTTTAAGTATTGGGCCGACCACACAGAAGGCGCATAACTACGATTGATCTCTGAGTAATCGTGTAGTATAAAGTTCTTATAATAGGACAACTATGCTACAAAAATTAGGCTTTACACCCGGATTTAATAAACAAGTTACACCCACAGGCGCAGAAGGACAATGGACTGGCGGTGATAATGTTCGTTTTAGATATGGTTCCCCTGAAAAAATTGGGGGATGGGACCAATTAGGAGAGGATAAACTCACAGGTGCCGCTCGAGCTCTACACCATTGGGATGATAACGCCGGCATTAAATACGCAGGCATCGGAACTAACAGAATTTTATACGTTTATTCAGGGGGTCAGTATTATGATATTCACCCTCTTCGAACTTCAATAGCAGGATGTGATTTTACGAGTAGCTCTTCATCTACAAGTGTGACAGTAACTTTTCCAAGTCCTCATGGATTAGTTGATGACGATATTGTTAGATTTCACACAGTCAGTGGAGTAACCGGCTCTTCTACTTATAACAATGCTTCCTTTGAAGGCATAAAATTTATGGTGACGACAGCACCGACTGCTACGACTATTACAATTACTATGGCAACCCAAGAATCAGGAACTCCTTTAAGTAACGCTGGATCCGGTACAGCCCAACTCTATGTTACAGTAGGGCCTGCTCAAGAAGTTGGCGGTTATGGATGGGGAACAGGAAACTGGGCTGGA